CCTTGAGGTATAGAAATTTGTTCACCCTTACCACTTTGTAGTGTAATTTGTAAGGTTTGATTTTCAAAGAAAGGAGCCAAATTAACATCTCCAATACGATACGCCTTTAAGAATTGAATAACAGAATCATTTCTTCTTTTAGAAAGATTTTCATTATACGGGACACTAGCAGTTGCTGATGCCGAACCAACCATTTGAATACTTATAGTCCCCTTTTTTTCTTTTAGAATATTGTAAGCGTCTTTTATAAAATTATTATCATTAAGAGCAATTTTTTTATAATTAGATTCAACAATATTTGTAAAGAACTCACCAACATTTCTATTAGTAACACCAACATTAAAAATTGCACTTGCGGTATCAACATATGTTTTTTTATTTCCAACACTAGTATATGCCGAATACGTGACATCATATGGTACTGAAGAAACTACACCTTTTGAGTTAGGGTCAGGAATATCATTATCAAAATAAAAAGCCAATTGAGAATAATTCTTTTTAAAGTCATCTATTGATGTGTCAGGATTTGCTACTTGTGTTGTCGCATCACCAGGGGTTCCCGCACCACCTTGAGTTACTGAATTATCTCTCGCAATACTTGAACTAACACTCTTTAACTCTTCATCCGTTAATCTTGGATTACTTAAAATCTCTTGATACGTATATAAATCTTTCGTTGGAATAGTATTAAACTTTAACGCCAATTCATAAATGTCATACTTAACACATCCAGCAAAGAATGAATCAATTATTGAATTAATTCTTTCCTTATTTTGTCCTTTTAATTGTTTTTCAACAACCGCATTCATAACTGAAGGACTATCAACAATAATCTTCCAACTTAATTGACCCGTTCTAGTTGTATTCTTATAAGTGTAAATTGGTTCCGGTCTACCCAAGAAAGAGGTATCATTCCAATTGGCACTACTACTATCAGAGAATTTTAAATCATATGGTGGAAACCACATAACTCTACCACCATTTGGTCCTTTTTCACAAACAGGTAATTCGTCATAAGTAAAACCAGGTCTACTTGATGTTCTCCAAGCTAAGTTCTCAATTGAGAACATATATTTTTTAGCATAACCCCCCGTTCCATTAACATTATTAGCAATAATGTTTGTCGAACCCGGATTTCTTAATGGAGCGATGTTTAAGTTATATGTATTATCTAATACAGAGTGAGTAAATCTTCTACCCGCTGTAGTTATACCATCTGTTTTTTGTAAATCATTATATGTGTAGTAAGGATTGTCTTTAGTAAAAACTCTACAATATTCAATACCAGCAGCACCACCTGTCGCATTATCAGTGTATGATAAGACTTGAGAACCTTTTGTAATTTCTTTATACCCATCATTGAACACCTTACTAATTTGATTCATCGCATTACCAACATGTTTTAAACGGGCAATACCTGTAACATTATCCGCAGAATCAATTAATCTTTGAGTTTGGTCTAATATTGATGTTTCTTTGAATTCAATATTTGTCGATTGGTCTCTTGTAATGTTTCCACTAACCAATTGATAATCTTCATCCATTGTTCCTGAACCACCTCCCGGTATTGCTCGGAATCCTGCATTGTCTTTATACTTTGGAGATACCCAAACAAAACCACCATCAATACTATCACTGTCAGCATAGGACTTACCTCCTAAACCAAAATTACTAAGTGTTGATTCATTACCTTCATATAAAATACCCATCTCTGATGGACCGTATACAGGTGAAGGGTCTTGTTGACCAAAGGCGTTAACAGGTATTTGATTTGGGGGTGATGTAATATAAGATGGTTCTGATGTTCTATTACCAACATAATAACCACCAACTAACGTACCATTACCCGGATTAATATTTGGAACTAATAAATTAACAAGACCTTGAGCAACCCCAAACAATAAACCATAATCTTTATCGTAAGAAGGTTGATATCTGTTATAATTAATATTAGCAAATAAAACCGACCTTTGACCATTACCGGTGTTGGCTAAAAATATTTGAGAACCACTTCTATTAAGATTTAAAATTGGTCCTAATAAACCACCTGTTAATTGATTAACGGTGTTTAATGCGTTTGATGTTTGTTGTGTTTGACTATTTTCGTTATTATCATTGAAGTAATCTCCCGGTATTAACGAAACGGGCCAATAAGCCCCCGCCAATCTTGTTAAGAAGTCGGCCGCAGCAACAACAGGGTTTTCAGGTACAGTAATTTTCCAATTCTTATAAACTAAAGGTTGTTGTCCTGACAACATCATACTAATCTCAAACGGGTCTTGTAGAGATTGTAAGTTGATTTGACCTAACGTGTTTTGAAATAATTCAGCATCAATTCTTTTTTTCAATAAAGAATTTAATTCAATAGCGCCAAATCTAGCAATAAATGAATCTTGAGACAATAAACCATTACTACCAATAGGATTTGGTGATAATAAAATATTATAAGGTGAATATGATGACGGAGCAAAACTTGGTGGTTCCCAATAAGGTTGGTATATCTTATTATTATTCTCAACATCCGTAATGATTACTAAATCATTATAACCACCATTAGGACCATACGCATTTTGAATATAAGCGGCATCAATAAAAAATTCATTAAGTAAATCTAACGCAGTGTCATTAGGGTTATATTCCCCTTGATTTGAATTTACCGGTAAAGGAGGTCCATTAAAATTAATATCTAAATTATAACCCCCATTTGGACCATATTCATTTAACGGGTATAATAATTGAGCATAAGGGTCATTTGTTATTAACTCACCCGGTGAATCAATAACATTACTAACACCTAAAATAGTTTCGTAATTAACTTGATTTGCTGGTGGAGTATAAACACCTTGAACACTGTAGGGCGCCAAGTTTTTTGCCATTAGAGAATTTCTAAAGGATGACGTGGATGCAAACGATAATGAACTATCTGACATATATTATTATTTATCTATAAATAGATTGTACTTTATTTTATCGACCTTACTTATTAGATAAGTTAGGATTCATTAGTTGTGTTTTATTTGACGTTGGTGCCAATAATCCATTACTATACATCGCCTCTTTCAACGCATTAACCATACCTTGTTGAACATCGGTATTCTTAAATGCTTGAACAACTTGATTAGTATCAATATTACCATTTGTTTTTAAATCAATATTATGATTTAATGTTATTTCAATTGGTTTGTTTGGTGCTGCGTTATTTGATTGAGTATTAGTAGGTGTTGCGGACGCATTTCTAACACTACCAATATTTCTTTTAACATTTGCGGGATTAGCGTCTGATGATTGTTTTTTAATATTCGCAGTTCCTCTTATATCACCACTTAAAACTTGTTGAAGTTGTTCCACAAAAGGAAAGTCTTTTTTTATTTTTTCTGATTCTACACCAGCATTTTTTCTACTAGTTTCAATACTTTTACTAATAAATGAATTTAAGTCTTTTAAACTTGTTCCTAATTCTTTTGACGCTTCACCTTTAGTTATTTTACCTTCAGATAACCTTTTTATAATGTCTAAATTTTTATCTACACCACTGTCAATTGAACCTCTAAGATTTTTTGATTCCATTTCTTTTGGAGACATTACTTTAGCAACACTTGTTGCGGATGCTCTACTAAATTTTTGAAGACCCGTCATCGTTTTACCTCCAGCTAAACCTAACCCTGTTTTATCAGCCATTGATGCAATATCCGCCGCCATAGCTTGTGTAGTACTTAATTGGTCTTTAGCCAATTCCTCCATAGTTTTTGGAGCGGTATTGGCCATTTTTTCAAGATTTGCAACATCTTTTTCATTTAACTCATCAAGGGCTTTAGTAATAGTTTGACCTGTTTCTTGGTCAGTCACCTGTACCTCATATTTACCACCCGCACCCATTTCAGCCATATTGGCTATCATTTTTTGCTTATCTTCGTCTAATCCCGGTAAATCAGGAAAACGGATTTTACTCATTTTGTCTTCCAACTCAGCACTACCTAACGCCATTTTAGTCAATTGTTCGTAAGGAATACCCATCGCTTTTGAGATTTCTCTCATTTGACGTTTTGCTCCCGGCATGATTTCAAAATTACCATCCTTACCAAGTTGAACAAATTGTTTACTCATTTCCGCCATTTGATTTTGTAACTCGGCAGGGTCATTTTGTGCCAAGTCCATAAGTTTTAATGGGTCAAGTAAACTACTTTGAGACACACCTAATCTTTGCATTGCCGCAGCCATTTCAATTGCACCTTCAGGGTCAAACACTTTTTCTGCAAATGCTAATGTTTGTGACATGTCAATTCTTAACAAACTTGCTTGTGCCGCCATTTTAGCTAAACCTGACACACCACCTTCAAAATTATATTTGTTAAGAGCGTCCATATTTTGTAAAACTTTTGTGGATACATCAGAAGCGTTTACACCTGATTGAGTAGCGATATCAACAACTTTTTTCATTTCACCCGCAACTCGGCCAGCACCAATCCCAACATCTTTAAATCCTGACACTAATGTACCAACTTCTTGACCAGTAACTTTAAAAGTTGCGTAAAGGTCTTTATTTACTTCCGCAGATAATATTACGTTTCGTTGTAATGACTTTGATGCGGCTTCTTGAACTTTAATAACATCCCCGATATCACCACCTAAAGCCCTAACATTACTAACAGCATCAGCCATTGTCGCATTTAATGTTTGAGCCATTTGTTGACCAAGACCAAACTGTTTTAAAAGTACACTGGCACCATTATCAAGTTCTTCCACAACCTTACTAACGGCAGCAATACTAAAATTACTCGCTAAAGCATCTCCAAACGAGTCAATAATACCCTTACCTTTTTTTCCACTAGCGTCTAAACTACTATTAGCATCTTGCATATTAAATTTGTTTTATAAATAAATACACCAAAGACATATTTTAATTTACGTCTTTGGTGTATTATCTTCTATTATTCTGTTTATTAAAAATTTTCTAACATAAGTAGGCATCTCATTGAAGTCACTGTATGATGTTCTAATGAACTTTGCCATCAAGTAATATTCCTCAATAATAAGTTGTCGGTAGTTAAAAGAAAGGCCGAAAAAACTCCACCCCAAAGGTTATCTCGAAAGATACCAGTTCTCCTGACGGGGCGTTTGCTGTTCTCTTAAGGTCCAATGACGGTTCATTTTCTCTTAAAAAAGTTCTTATGTATTTTGAGTCCATAATAGGTAAAGTATCAACAAACATAGCTATTTTACCTCTATCACTATCACCATCAATTTCAACAATTTGTTTTTGTAATTTCCAAGTAACTCTTGGTGCCTGTCTTCCTGCCGGATATTGTTCAACCATTTTATCTAACTCAATTGTATCATAAAAAGTTGTAGGTCTTATTTTAACTGTAGTTCCTGTTTTAGGTAATGTTGTTGTAAAAAACCCATTTTCATCTGGTTGATGTTGAGTTTTTTTAATATTTAATTCATCTAATATAACAGTATGTGTAAATGTTTTATTAGTTTGTGGGTCAACCAAATTAATTATATATTCCGGTCCAAAAGAAGTATTTCTCAAAAAGATTAAAATAGCTTCTACATCACCATCTAATAATTCTTCAGGTCGTAAATCATGTTCATATAATTTATTTCTTAATAATGTTAAGACAACATTTTCTTTACCCGCCAAAGCACCAATTAAATAATTTTCGTCAGATGCTGTTAAATAACCAACTTTAACTGATTTTTTTTTAGATTTATAAAAAATTCCACCACTCGGTAATGATACTACATCATGTGGTAATGTGAAATTTTCCGTTCCTGCGTTAATTAAACTCTCATCCATATAAATTTGTTTTTATTATAAAATATAATGATATATGTTTTTTTATAAATAGTTAATAAAAAATCCACATATTTTTGATATGTGGATTCTTAAATTTAAATATAAAGTATTAATTTAGTAAACTAATATACATCTATCCATACGTAATACCGCTGATATTGTTGCTAAAGCATCTGTACTATACGCCAACGAATCAAAGTTAACATCAGATAAGAAAGTCCCCTCTAATATCCATTTTTCAACTACAACACCTGTTGGGTCTAACATCTCAAGGTCAATATTTTTCTTGTACCCCGCAGCATATCCCATACGACCTGTCACTGATTCAGCACATAAACGTACCCACTCCATAAGTGCCTGAGACGCTGAAGGCCCAATTGGGTCACGAAATTTAACATTTATTGTACCCCAAGTAAAACGACCGGCAACATATGTTTCAGTGTTTAAAAATGGAATCGCAACAGGATTAATTGTTATTTTTGGTCTTGCTGCCGATTCTACGAACCATTCATTAATTCCTAATGTTGAAGGAAAACGTAAAATAAACCTATTTTGTCTTTTAGGTTCGTAAGGTATGGGCATTTTCATTAATAAATCAGCCATTTTGAATTGTTTTTAATTTTATTTTTATTTATCTTTATTTAATAAATATCTCTATTTAAAAAATATTTTTCTTGACTTTTATAATTTAATTAATTATCATTATAATCCAGTCTAGTTTATTTAATACTAGTTTTTTTATTCTAGTTTTTTTATTTAATTCTATTTTAATATAAGTATTTAATATTCTTTTTTTATTCCTCCTGCTGTAGAATAAGTTTTAATAATATTTTCAGGGTCTTTCTCAAAATGTTTCTTTACTACATCCACATTTTTTAAGTCGTCATCTGAAAAACCTATTTTTGGGACAAAATAATTATTTATTTTATTTTTTAAAAACGCCTTTTTTTGTATATGTTGAGACATTGCTTTAACATATTGAACAAATTCTTTTAACGCTTTAATTTTTCCTTCCTCCGGATTTGTTGCGGAACCTTCTCCATAACTCACAGGATAAAATCTACATAAATCTAAATATTCCTTAATCATTTCTTTTTTAGAAACATTATCTTCATCATCTAAATCTCTGTATTTTTCTAAATTTTTTACTAACTCATTTGAATCAATACCATTAAGATTTGAAACAATGTAATTATAACAAGCATCTTTAATTACTGATGGTGTATGTCCTCTAGCAGTAACAATTGAAAATATAGACCCATTGTTAATCGCCTCAACAAAATCAGGCCAAGCAGGTCCCGGTTTTGCTAACATAGAATCAACAATAAATTGTTTATCTCCTTTAACTCCAAAATATCTAAAAGGTTCGTCTGAAAATCCAACGATTGTGTGACCATCAAATTCAAATGGTTCTTTACCAATTTCTTCTCTATAAGTCGCAAAATCTTCTGTAGACATTCCTACCTCATCACCATCTTCATCTTTTAATATTATTTTTGTTGGCATTGAAACTATATTATCGTCCCAATCGAACGCGTAATATTTTTCATCCGGAGCACCAAACTCATCAATACCTTCTACAATTTTATTATTTAACATAATTTATTATTTGGCTTAATTATGACCCACTATTACAATGGGTCATAATTTTTTTATTATATATTCTCGAAAGAAGCTCCTGTTGGAGTAATATAGAACGTAATGTCTATAAATTCTAACGATTTGGTTGGTTTGATATAAATCTTACCTGTCATTTGATTTCTGTCTAAATCAGCTGCGTCTGACGAAACTGTTACACGGAAATCATAAAGACCTCTATCTCTTCTTATAGAGTCTAATATTGGGTTAACTGAATCCAAGAAGTCTTGTCTTACTTTAGCATCGTTTTGTTCAAATAATAATCTAACAGAAACTGCTGATATTAATTTACGTGCTTGAAGTAATAATCTTCTTACGTTGATTCTGTCAAGAGCTGATTGTCTAACTTGAAGAGTTTTATTACCCCAAATTACAGTTCCAACATCAGAGAACGTTGCGATTGGATTTAAACGACCTTGATATAGAGTATCTCTATTTTCTTGTGTCAATTTAACTCTCGCTTTAACCGCGTTTACAATACCTCTTGTATAACCCGCCGCAGCGAACCATGGGAAAGCAATGTTATCTGTTAACGCTAAGTTTCTTGTTACCTCAGCAGTTGCCGGTAAGTAAATTTGAGTATTGTTAACAGTATCTCTCATTAATACCCAAGGGTAGTAAGTTGCTGTATAGTTAGAGTCAATACCTGAATTTGCCAAATTATCTACCGCCTCTTGTGGGTAAATAAAATCTAATTGATTACCTGTTGACGGAACATACATATTGTAGTCAGGAGTTGTACATACGTACAATGAATCCGCTCTACTATATTCAATCATATCAATAGCACTTTCAACTAAATTAGAGTTGTTAACATAATCAACACCAGGTGTTACAAATACGTTAATATTTACCGCTTCAGGATTTGCAAATGTTTGTTGTCCTAATAAGTAAGCATAAAAATCGGTGTTAGCCCAATCTTGAGTATTACCCGCGACAATAATTTGTTTAAATGCTCCCCAACCTGACGCTGTAGGATATTTGATAGTAGGACAGGCACCTTTTAAGTAACCTCGTCTACCTAACATAAATTGGTCAGTATTAGTTCTAAATTCTCTATAGATATCCCATCCATCAAAACCACCTCTTACCAAGAATGAAAATTTACGTGCGTAAATTCTATAGTAAGGGTTAAGTTCACTATCAGGGTCGGATGTAAACGGTGCATCACCACAAAAGAACGCTGGTGTTCCACTTGTTACGAATACATTAGGAATTGTAATACCACTTGCATTTATATCCATATGGAAACCTCTTGTTCTAAAGTTCCAAGGTAATCCTTCAGTGTCATTACAAATGTCTAAAGGAAGTTGAGTACCTCTATATTGGAAGAAGTCCACATCAATACCTTCAGTATCTGAAATACCTAAATAAGTTCTTCTAACATTATCTCCCGGACTTGTAGTTGCGTCATCAGCACCTGATGCCAATCCAAATGGAGGGTTATAAACAACCTCACCAGGATAGTAGTATTTAGATTTAATTAATGGGAATGGTGGTCTTACACCAGCATATTCTCTATAATCATACCCCAAGAATCCACAAGGAAGAGCGTCTATCGGAGCATCCTCATTCATCTCAACCATAACATAACTTGACAATAAAGGATATTCACCGTCTAAACTACCAATTTTCTTACCAATAAATGAATTATCTTGAGGATTCATTGTACAGTTAGTATATTTTTCAAGAACAACCGGAGCTGAATCAGTATCAAAGAAATCTCTAATGAATACATCAAAAGTACCATTGTTAAATGACATATTTGCTAACGATATTTTAATATCAATGTTAGCAGAATCACCATCCGCAATTGTTGTAAATTTAAATAAATTATACACTTTATTACCTCTTAATTCAGACACAACCCACGGAGATACCGGTGATTGGTATTTTTCTAAATAAAACGCTATCGATGTTGGGTCTTTTGCTTGTCTAGCGTCCGGTAAAGCTGTTAATTCACAATTTAAACCTCTAATATAACCCATTCTCCAAGCGTTTGTTAATAATGCTTGAAATCTTTCTTCAACAAATAACGGAACTACTGTTCTTGGTTTTGAGAAGTTAGTTGAACCAAATACTTTACTTATGTATTTTGAATCAGAATTAGAGAATGATGTTTCAAAGAAATATTGGTCACCGTCTTTACTTGTTATATTAACACCAAATGTTGAAAATGGATTTTTAGTAACACCTGAATATGTACCTGTACAATCTAAAGTAACCGCAGAACCATCAAAATTACCATAACCATCAACACCACCTGGTACCTCATAAACAGGGCCATCATCAAGACCATAAGTTGATAAACCTCTTGAACGAAGTGTTGCAATTACTAAATCATCATAATCCGTATATGCGGTTCCCGAATAAACGTATATCACCCCAATCAATGTACCTGTATAACAATTAACCGGTTTTGCCGTTGTTGTTGAAGTAGTTGATGTTGAAGTAGTTGTTGTACAAGGGTTTGTAGTTGTAGTCGTAGTTGACGTTGATGTTGTTGTTGTAATAATAGGTGTTAATGTTAATCCTGTTACAACTGACCAAAATGAATAACCTGTGTAAACAGCGTTACCAACATTATCAAATAATGAATAATACCAAGGGTCATTTTGTGGTGCAGAATAATTACATAAGTTAGCACTTACATTATCAACTTCATAAACATTTGTTTCACCTGTATATACAGAACTTAACCCTGAATAAACACTAGTTGGAATTGCTCCATAATAATAAATTGAAGTATCTTCTTTAGCCGGTGTTGAAACAATATCAAAAATTTGTTTAGTCATATCTATATATAATGAACTTGTAGAACCATCAAATTGTTCGTAAGGTTCGTATAATATTGTAGATATTTCTGCCGGTAAGTTAGATGTGTTTGTAAATGATATACTATCAACACTATTAGTACACGCTGAGAATTCAACAGAATAGTTTATAGTTTTAAAGTCTATACATTCAATAACACAATCAACTGTAGTTGCACTTTCACAAAAGAAATCTACCGTTGTTGGGTTAACATTTGCTTTTGTAGTTATAGACCAAGATGGTCCTGCATCATAACCAGATAATCCTAACACTCTCGTTACGAATAATTGGTTAGATTGTTGTAAGTATGATTTGGCGATATAAGCCGCTTCGTACTTTGGAATTTGCGTATTTATAAATTTTTCTGGAGAAGTTCCACCGAAGAAATTTGTGAATTCATCAAAATTTCGTATAAAGATAGGTTCGAAAGCGGGACCTTTTAAGGTCTCACCCACAATACCCAACGTGGTAACTCCCACACTTTGTGCTACGAAACTTAAATCAACTTCAGAAGTATATACTCCGGGAGATACGAA